GTCTGTCGTATCAAATAAAAAATCAGACTTAGATGATTCTAAGTTTCTTTTTAGAAGCTGACCAGTAGGAGAATCCAGATTGAAGCTAAGAGGTGGACGACCTTTCCTATCTGTTTTGGTTTTTTTCTTTCCAGCAACTGTAATCTTGTCGCCGGAGATAGTAACATCTGACTTCTTCAAACCTTGAAGCTGCTCTGGACGATTAGCAGTGGTAGCATGATACTTAATCAAGTCTGCCGTTGCTTGCCCATACTGATCTTCAATCATCGGGATAGCTTCATTGTAAATTTTAGTAAAGTCTTCCATCGAAAGAAGACCACGCATAGGACGTTCACCAGCTAATCCTGTGCGTTGCGTTCCAGCCACTGTGCCTGCACCTGCAAGCTGTGGGTACATAGCGACTTCTAAATCTGTGCCGGGTACCTTTTCCATGATACCAGATACGGCGTATTTCTTGAAAATACCACTCAAACCGTTTTCTAAGGCTTGTAGATTTCCTGCACGGTTAGACTTATCAGGGCTACCTTCTCTGGTAAACAGCTTTAAGGTCGCTTCGTCTTTCAAGTCTTTGTATGGCATAGATAGGTCTAAGCCCATCTTAGTAAAGCCGGATTTCAGGGCGTTGATACGCTTCTTTGCGTTATCAGTAATACTAGGCTGTGATGTAGCTACGTCGATAGCTTCTTGCACGGTAGCTTCACCGGCTTTTAGCTTTTCTACAAATTCTACTTCGGTGAGTGCCATCGATTAGTATCCAAATACTTCATCTTGAACCTTGTATACGTGGTTCTTGATTGCGCCTAGTTGTTGGTGTATAGATGCGTAACCAGACATACGGGTCATTACCATATAACGAAGCGCATCGTATGCGTGATCTTCCGCTTTAGTGTCCACGTCTTCGCTGTTGGTTTTTGAAAGCGGGATACCTGCCATTTGCTTTATGATGTGCTGGCAAGTAGAGAATAAGCGAAGACGTGGTTCCTGTGTGTAAGGATCATCGCCAAGCCGACGATGAACTTCCATCTTTCCTTGAATGCGATTGCGGTCCGAAGGGGTCCAGCGTACACCACAACGCATCATTGTTTCTGCAATTGAGGGACCAAAGCCTGTCTTGTTCCAACACGAAGCATCTAAGACAGTATAGTGAGGTAGGGGATCAAGTTCTTCTGCTTCTAGTATTTTAGCAGCTAAATCCTCTGCTGTCAAGTGTTTTGCGTACAACTCACGATAAACCCAGATATTGTTATCCCAGTCAATAGCCCCCCAAAGAACGCACGACGGACTTGCGTACCCGTAGTCGGCGGCACGTATGCGGGGCCAGTTTGTTGGAAGCTCAAAAGGTTCGACCACATGTTTCGCTCGTGAAAATTCTGGGAAGGCCGCTCCCTCTGCCACATCCCAATCCCCTTCGAGAAGTCTCTTCCGTTCGACCTCTGGGAGCGAACGCAACATGGCTTCGTATTGTCCGTCTGCCATGAGGTGGGGATTATCTGTCAACCGCGCTGGAACAAACTTTCGGAAGAAGAGCGGCTGACCTGCCTTTTCGTGACCGCTAGGCCACACAAACGGCTTCATAGTATCTATATCGTAAGCAGGAAACGCTTCGTTTTCCTTTTGTGCGTCGATGTACATCTTCTTGACCCACCAGCCACCGACACCGCCGGGGTTGGCTGTACAACGCATATATAGATTCTTTTGTAATTCGGGATCGGTAGAGCGTAGTCGGGAACGTAGGTAGTCCCAGACATACGGCGTAGGGTATTGGGTAATTTCGTCTATTCCTATCCAGTTAAATGCCTGACCCTGAAAACGGGTAACGTCTTTATCTCTGTCTAGATAGGTAAACCAGATGGTTGCACCAGACGGAAAGACCCAAGTGGATTTTGATTCGCGGAACTTTGCTCCGGGAAACGCCTTTGTATATAGCTGGCGTGATTTATCGATAAGTTCTGTTAGTTCGTCGAGGGTACGCCGGAGAAGAAGACCCCGATGATTGGGGTTGTGGCAATAGCGTAGGGGATCAGCAAGTAAAGCAAATGACTTACCGCCACCAGCAGCCCCGCCGTAGAGAACGTCTTGTTCACCTGCCGAAAGAAAATCTTCTTGTGGGCCTTCGTTCGGCTGGAAAACAATTTCCGAATCGCCCACAAGGTCGGAAACGGCGTTGGGTAGAATGGAGAGGTCTCCCATATCGACAACTGCGCTTCCTTTTCCGCTAATTGCCTTTTCGACTTTTCCAATTGTCTTCTCCAGTTCACGGGCGTAAC